AAAGATACCAGAGAATTGGATGCAAGAACAAAAGACTAAAATCAGCAACTTTATGTTCCCACCAAAAATAAGGGTCTTTCCAAGTTCCAATGCAATGATCAGTATAATCATACGTACCAACAAATAAATCACCACAATGCTCATCAAGAACACATAGCACTTCTTCATCCTCTAATTCTTCTCCAAGGTACTTGTGACGCCAATGATTGACGCGTTTGTCATAAGATACTTCAAGAGCAGGACAAAGATGTTCAATGCCACATTTTTGGGCCACAGTGCGAAGTTTTCCACGACGATCTTCAAAAACATCACGACCATAGTAAAACCAATCATGTAAGGAACTTTCAATATTTTGAGCACTATGCATCTCTAATGTAAGTTCTTTTGAAAGCAAATGCGAATGCAAACGTTTGAAAATGGAATCTTCTGATAAAAGACCAACTTTACATCCCAAGTCCTCGTTATACACACATGAGCGTTTCAAAAAGTCAACATCTTTCTCTTTCATGTAATGAACAGGCTCTGATTCTTTATCAGGCATGGTAAATTTCATATCATGTTCCGCAAGCCAAGCAGCATATGTAATATGAGTAAACTTATCACAATCACTACTAACGGTACCAATGACATCATCTCCATACGTCAAGAAAGAACACTCCTTTTTGAAATCCTTATCAGGATAAATGGTAAAGAAACAACACCGCAACAACAAAGAATTGGCTAAAGAATTGATAATAACAGTGAGATTTTGTCCCGAAGGATTAGTACCGAAAAGTTGAATCAAATCACCATTGTAAGCCATGACTGGATAGACAATTTCATGAACCATCATCTTCATAAGATGAATGTCATCTTCCGTATATCCATCACATTTTTCTGCAATATCAATTAAAATATCAAAAGCAGCAATGGTAACTTGAGCAGGCATCCGAACATCATATTTGCTATAATCACCAGCCAAAACACGATCTCTACCTTTGCTCATTGCAGATTCCCAAAGTTCTTCCCATTCAAGCCCTTCTGCATTAACACCAACAGCACATTCATACAGAATAGGATTCATTTGAATAATTCTAACAATTGGCAAGAAATACATGCGTACTAGTAACTGAAGAACTAATGGGGCACTTTGGAATACTCGAACTTTGTCTTTTGTGAGTTTAGTAGGTTCATCTTTTAAACAAGACTTCCAAATCATGTAACAGCGCCTACCTTCTCTCAAAATATTCACAATCTTTTCAAATTCGGCCCATACTTCTGGAACAAAAGTACGAGGTTTGCCACATTCTGGATGTTCCTGAGGGTCTAAATCCACTAACAATGAATGTTTATTGCCTGACATAGGAAAACCCGGGGAGGTTGAGA